CCCCCAGCGCGGATGCCAGCGATTCGCCAATCGTGAGCCGAGCCAACACCAGCGCAATCGCACGGAACCCTTCGCGCTTGAAGGTATCCCAAATGCCATCAACCCCGCCATTGAAGGCGCTCTCATAGAAGTAGGCGAGGTCGTCAATGTCCCGCGCCCGCTTGTCACGCAGGCGATTTTCCACGTCATCCTGTGCGGCTATTCGAGCATCGCGCTCAGCATTGATGTCGGCCAGTACGCTGTCCAAATCTTTCGACGGATCACCGAACAGGCTGCTCGTCAGCTTGTTCATTTCCTCATCGGCACGCTTCGCCTCAACTCCGATCGCCGCGATTTGCAGGCGAAGCGCTTCACCATCGCTGATCGTGCCGGACAGGCGCAGGTCAGCGATATCGTCCATTACCTGCGCGAACTCGCGCGCGGCGGCGGCGGCGGGGTCATACTTGGCTTGCAGGGCCTCATAGCGTCGCGTCAGATCAGCGGCGGCTTTGTCTTCAGCCTCCAACCCTCGCTGAGCCTCCCTGGAAGCGCTGACACGAACATCGACGCGCCGCGTCCCTCCAGTGCCCCGCCGGCGGCTTGACCGATCCGAGTTCAGCAAGGCATCTCGGTTGGTGGTCGCGCGGTCTACACCTTCCCGATACTGCAATTCGGTGATCTGGCCGCGTCGGAGCTTGCTATACAGAAGGTCCAGTTGCCGCTCGTACCGGCCAGCTGCGCGGGCTGCGTTGTCATGGGCCTCAGCGACTTGTCCGCGGATGATCGGCGCTTGTGCCCTGACGACATTCCGCTGCGCTTCGGCGACGTTGTTTTCGGCTTTGGCGAGATTGCGGCGCGCCTGTTCTTCTTGGGCACCATACTGCGCTGCGACCAGCGACTGCGCGCCACCCGGCCCGCCCGCAAAGATATTCTGTCCCTTCGCGTTCGAAGCCAAGGCTACCGCCAGAGCATATTCTGAGGCCGCGCGACGCCTAGCTTGGATCGTGGCTTCGCGGTCGGCATTGGCCTTTGCCAACGTGAGGAAAGCGGCCCGCTGGCTGCTGGCATTCTGCTGGTCGAGCGCCTTGCCCAGATCGCGAACCGCGATCGTCAGCCCCGCAGTCGTCTGGCTGAACTGGAATTGTGCCGCTTCATTCTGCGCCGTCTGCCTAGCCTGCTTCTCAAGCTTAGCGACTAGATCTTCGACACTATCCCCTGCTTTGAACGCCTCGGTCGCCAAGACACCTAAGACCGAGCCAGCGGCAAGCAACGCCGCTCCCCATGGGCCGGTAAAGAATGCCGCAACACGACCCGCCTTGCCGCCCATATCGGTCAGCGCATCTGCAACCTGTGGGGCCTGCTGCGCCAGCACAACAAAGGGCGACGACCCGCTGGACAGCGATGCGCCAACATCGGCGAACTGTCGGCCAAGATTGCGTGTGCCATTAGCCATCTGCCCGGCTGATCGAACGACCTGCTGTTCGCCGCGTGCCGTAGCGTTGATGACGCGCGTCATCGCCTGCTCGGTGACTGTTGCCGATCCAGCAATCTGACGGTCAAAAGCCTCTGTCTTGGCAATCAGTTCGACCGATACCGATCCTGCGCTCTCAGCCATCAGTGCACCGCCATAAGCTTGTGCAGGCGAACCGTGTCTACTGGCCCTGCCTGCCTCTCAGAGGGGTTCGCCTCATTCCAATGCCAAAGCCTGGCAGTGTATTCCCACCAGTCGAGCGTCCGCCAATCGCAGCCTATCACGGCGCAGTTATGCGCTACTTGTCCGAAGTCGATCCGCTGGGTTGGGCCGGTTCTACCGGCTCGGCTTTTTTTGGCGGGTCGTATCCCTCGACACGCGCCGCGAGAATGGCGCTGGCCAAATCCCAAGCCGAACGAAGCGATACACCGGGAGCCATGCAGTATTGCTCGACCAGCTTACGCGCTCGCGTCGCATCGACCTCGACTGTTTCGCCATTCACGTTCCCGCTCGATCCGCCGACCAAACCAAGTCGGATGACTTCCCAGATATGGACGGGATTGGCGGCCGCTTCATTCATCGCGCCGACTTCTCCCGTGGGAGTAACGTAGCGCCCCTTCAGGATACTGGCGTAAATCTCGAATAGCGTGACGCCGCAGCTTTCCTGCAACGCCTTGATTTGCGGCAGCGGGAGATCGAATAGATAGTCGCCATCAGCGAAAGCCAGCTCGATACCACGAAGGCTCATGCGGCAGGCGTCCACAGCAGATCACCTTCGCCTTCCAAGGTGATTTCCTGGGTTCCCTCGTTCGGGGCGCTGGCAATGCTGCGCGACGACATGACAGCCCGGCCAGCGAACGTGCCGAGGACCTCCCCGTTGTCAGTACCGTCGTATCGGATAGCGACCGCTTGGTAGTTGCGGTGCTGGCCGATAACCGCACGCATCGTTGCGATCTGGGGGACATTGGTCACGCCAGAACCGCTGATCGTCCACGATGTGCTGGTGACCCGGACGGTGCTGACCGGCAGCTTGCCGGGCTTGTCGCAATCCCGGCGCGGCCGTCGGTTGATTTCGGCGCTTTCGGCGACCGTCACGTTCTCGACGCCGCACAGGGTGGTGAACACTTCGGGGTTCGCGCCGTCCCCGAGCTTCAAAATGATTGCGTCGATTTCGTTCGGGTAGCTCATGGCAGTCTCCGGGCTTTGCGGAGACGCTAGGAATGGTAGATGGACGAGTTACCGCCCTGAGTAGTTTAGCCGGTCCAACGCCACGGCATTGCATGCTACGTCGGCGAACAGCTTTGCGTCGCGGTACTTCTCCTCGTTGCCTTCGGCGAGATAGGCATCTGCAACCTTCCGCTTCGCCTCGCATTCCGCCGCCTTGTCACCGGTCCGGCCGACAATCTCTGCCTGCCGCTCGGCCTTTGCCGATTCCTTCTCGCACCCGCCTATAGCCAGCAGCGCCAGCACGATCACCGCCCTACGCATTAGGGTCACGCCCAATACGCGCAGTCCGCTCGACCATCTGTCGGCGGCGATAGTCGGCTTCGAACTCGCTGGCTGTCTGGGACAGAGACTCTAGGAACAGAACATGCGCGGCGTGGGATAATTCATGGTCCCGCTCATGTTCGGCGTTCTCGCGTACCCGCACGATCGTGGCCGGGTCCAGCGCGCCATCGCGGACCATCTGCTTGATGACCTCTAGCGCTAGGCGCGCGTCTATCGAGTCCGTTTCGTCCACACGCTATGGGTAACGCGGCCGACAGACAAAGCAAGGGCGGCAGTCTCCCGCCGCCCGGTTGGGTCAGAGCAAGAACCGGCCAATGTCGACCATCAGCTCAGCAGCATCGTTGTGTTCCAAGCAGATGCCTTGCTCATGGAGCGTGATAGCGAACCGCAGCTTGTCTTTTGCCTCGGTCACATTCGCGGCGGGGGTATTCCCCAGCAGCCGTTCCAGTTCGTTCAGTCGGGGATAATGCGCCTCGGCAGCCTTTTCATCAAGCGAGTTGGCAAGGGCGAGAACGGAACCGTGTTCCGCGAGCCAGACAGCATGACGGCTAGGCTGAACGGCGACTGCCGGGGCATGGATTGCGATGGGCGCGATTGCTATTGCGCCGAGCATCGCCCGGCGGGTATGTGCGTAGGTAGCCATGAGGTTTGCTCCGGGTGGCTGCGAACGGCGCGAAGGGTGGTAGCTTCGCGCCGTTCTTCGTTTGGGTTAGGCGGCCTTGGCGACCGGCGGGAATTCACGAGCGAGGCGAGCAAGGCCCTTCGGCGTGATCCGACACTGCGAAATGACCTTCTCGGACCCATCCGAACGGTGAACCGTGGTCGTCTTGTGTTCCAGCAGCCCTGCTTGCAGCTTGGCCTGATAGGCGATGTATCCGGGCACGCCGGCGCGCTGATAGACCCAGTGATGCGCCATCAGGAACTCGGTCAGGTCCTTCGGGCGGACCTGCAACACCTTGGCAGCGTCGCGGAAGCACAGCGATCCATCGGCGACCGCAATCCGGTCCAGCGCCGCCACGTCCGGCTCCATCTGCGCGACGCGGCTTTCGAGTGCGATCACCTTCTCGGTATAGGTCAGAAGAATGCCGCGCATGGCCGCCGGATCGTTCAGGACCGCGATCGGGTCAGCGGGGCGTGCCTCAAGCTCCTGCCACCGGTCGATGATCGCGGCGCGCATTTTAAGGTTGTAGCCGCTGACGAGGATCAGAGTTTCGCGCTTGGGCAGTCGGAAGATAGGATACTCCTGCCCGTTTTGCGGATCAGAGAGGGTGTCCTCAAATTTGAGGAGACCCTCCTCGCCGTGAAGCTCGACCAGCATTTTCCGTGCATCGCGCATCACATTATCATGGCGCTTGCCGGTCAGTTCCGCGATCTCGCGGGTCGTCATGGTGGGTAGCGATCCGTCGCCACCCATATTATGTACCAGTGCGTTCATTGGTTCGTTCCTTTGGATAGGCGTCGGGTCAGCCCTGAGAAGCACCCGACGCCGCTTTCTCGCGGTCAATGTCGCGACGAAGCCGCGAGATTATTTCCGCATTCACTGAACGATAGCTGGCGCTTGCCAGCGCTTTGAGTTCGTCGCGCATTCCATCTGGGAAGCGGACTAGTGCTTTGTCGCACACATCGCTGGGGTACTGTCTCACGTCATGTCGCCTCCTATGGTTCCGACTTGACATCACATCGCAACATTGCGGTTTACCGTCAAGCGAAATATCCGAGCCGATATCATTTCGGAGCATAGAGCGAATCATGAGCAAGCCAGCATACCCAAGCGATGCCGCTGCCCGTTTCCTCGTACGAATGCCTGAAGGTATGCGTGATGCGATAGCCGAAGCGGCAGGCCGCAATGGGCGCTCGATGAACGCTGAGGTGATCGCCCGCCTACAGGCGTCGTTCGAACAGCCGAATGACGACGACGCCGGTGCCATACACGAACAGTTCTTGGGCCTGCGCGATACAGTGGCGGATCTTCAAGAGCGATTGGAACGCTATGCGGCACGCAACCAAGAGCGTGAGGCTTTATACGACAGGCTAGCTGGGTTGCTCGAGGACGTTGACACGGACGGCAAGGTCAGCGTTAATCCCGCCCGCTCTGACGCATCTGGCGCCTAAGCGCTGCCCGTCACGCAGCGCACCCGCAGGTTCTGCACCGTGTGAAACGCGGTTGCCTCGGCGCCATCAACAAGCAGCTGTCCGCCCTGCCATGTCAGCCGCCCATACCCATCCGGTAAGTCAATACGACGCCCGTCCAGTGCACGTGCGATCGCTGCGCCCAGACGGGCCGCGTGATCCTCGGCGGTTTCGACAACCGCACCGCCTTGCTTCCGCGATCGGGCGAACCCATGGATTGCAACGCTGATCTCGACGCCGTCCAAGCACGTTGCTCGGATTGGTAGCGCAGACGGCGCGCCATACCGGATGAACGGCCATCCGGGGTTCTCGATGACCTGCGTATAGACCTGCGCCGCCGGTACGATCGCGATCACTTCGGCGTTGGCCTTGAGTAAAGTCAGGATGCCGCGGCGAACCGCAAGCGTGCTATCGCGTGCCATCTTGGCCCTTCTTTCCCGCGGCTACAGCCCTTGCCACGTATTCGCGCAGGATCGGCTTCGTTCGCTCAAGTGCCGGCTTCATGTACGGACGAGCAGCCATTTTGGAAGTGCCGAACTCCAACGCAGCCGCGTAAGGCGCGTCACTGGATACGACCGACTTTTCGTTGCTGACTTGAACCGCTTCAATGTTGTTCGCGAGGACGCTGGTATCGTTGTTGGGCGGCTCACCAGGCAGCGACGCTACGTGCCCTTTGCCGGACTGAGAGCCGGCGGTGATAGAGTTCTGCGCTTCTACAGCGAGATACTCCGCCGCTCGGAACAGTGCCTTGCCCACATTCCGCGTGCCATTGGCGCCCGTTGCGAGAATCCCCGCCACGGCCTGACGCTGCCCCGTGACCTTAGGCATCCTTGCGCGCCCGACAGTCCCAGCCCACGCCCACCGGATCGCGCGCGACGGATTGCACCGAATACACCCCCGCGTTCGGCCCAGCGGTGACCTCAACCCGCGCCGTGGTGTCTAGCGAGCCAGCCAGCGTGGCGGACAGGACCAGCAACCGCACGTCTTTCTGCGTGAATCCATCCTGTAGCCGCATCGCGTCCGTTACCGCGTCAACCTGCGCCATGCAGGTGCGCTCAACCGCCTCACCCGGCGTGACGATCGACCCGCCAGCATCGATGACAGGCGGCGTCTCGGTTCGCACGATCGCCGGAAAGAACGGGCCATCATCACCCGAGAAGCCGGCCGCGAGTTGGGCGAAGGCAGCGGCGAACATCAGCAATACGCCGGATAGCCGACGAGCCGGGGGCCGCCCCGGTTTCGCCGGAGCATAACCGCGAATGCCTCGCCATACTTGGTCGAAGCATAGCCGCCAGCCGCCGCACGCTGCGCAACGGACGCGTCGAAGCTGGCCGAGAAGCTGGCCGACCGAAAGTCCGTAATGCCCTTTGCGAGCAGGCCGCCGATCTGATCCGCAGCCCCCAGCTCCCCATTCACGACCATCTCATGCGCGGCCAGTGTCATCAGCCCGACCGCATAGTCCGCCTTCAGCCAATCCGTCGTCACCGTGCGCGCGGCATCGGTTAGCCAGTATTGCACGCGGGCGTCGTCGACCGGGGCGAACTCCGGCCAGCGCGATTTCAGGTCGGCGGGGGTCGGGGGTGTCACAGCGCAAACACCGCGTTCCGGTACCCTTGGAGCAAGCCGTGGAACGTCGCTACGTTGGCGTCGGTCCAGCCCGCACCCGAGCCGAAGTGCGCGATGGCAATGTCATTCGCACCATACTGCGCATTGGCGATCTGCGCGGCCAGCACCTTCAGCGTTTCGAACGGTGGCGTCGTGCTGGTGTCGGTGCCAGTCAGCGCCGGCGCGCCCTTTCGATACGACCGCCATGCCGCCGACCCGGTGCGGACAGCCATCGTATGTCCGTCCCAGCCAGCGCCGGCAAGCGTCGCGGCTGCATTCGTGGTGCCGACCCGGCCCGCAATGTTTCCGTTCGACACGCGGAACATGCTGACCGTACCTCCAGCGCCGAACTCGAACGCGTCCGCATTGCCCGCGCGCGAAAGGCTGGAATTCGACCATAGGCCGAAATGGAAGTCGTTCTGTGCGTACCGATGGTTGAGAAGCGAGGGCTGGAAATTGGTATCCATGTAGCCCGACGTGCCGTCCGACCGAATGCCTACCTTCGGCGTGAAGGTCGTGGTGCCGACTAGCGTGCCGGCGTGCCGGATCGACATGAGGTCGCACACCGCCAGGCCTGCGTCGGTGTTCTGAAGCAGCCACATGCGGTCCAGCAGCGGCCACAAGCCGTTAGATTTCAGCCCAGCGACCAGGTTGTTCAGCGCCGTCTGATATCCGGCCGGCTGCGCGCTGGCCACGCGGTTGAGATAGAATTGCGTCTCCGGCTGCGTCGCTCCGGCCGCGAAGGCCACGGCAAGAGTCTTTGTCGCCGTCATGCCGCGATCGTCGCGAGCGCGAACCGTGACCGACTGCGCGCCTGCGGACTGTGCGGCCGATACCAGCTGGACCGTCCGATTATCGCTGGCAGTGATGATATTGAACGCCCCGTATGCGCCGCCGAACTCAAACGCCACGGCCCGGTTCGCTTCCAGTTTGGCTGAGAAGGCTGAGCCGGTGGGCGCGCTGAACGTCGTCGGCGTCAGGATCGACAGCGGGCCAAGCTGATTGAGGAAGGCGGTCGCCAGCTCCGGCTTCTCATTATACGATACCCGGCACGCGAACTGCGCGTTACGGTTGACGTTGTAGTAGCCCCACCGCGAAAGGTTCGTGATCGTACGGATGAACGCCATCCATCCGTTGAAGTAGGAGCCGCTGTCGAAGCTCTGGCCGCTTTCGGGGAACGACACAGACTTTCCCTTGGAAGCGAAATAGCTGACCGCCCACACGGGACCGAATTCAGCATTGAGCTTGCCGCTCAGCAGCTGCGTCGGCGTCTTGGTCCCAAGCTCCTGGGTTCCGTCTGCGTAGAAATCCATCCCGCCATCGTCGAGATACGCGTCGCCAGGGTAAGCTGGCGTCGGGTCAACGACAGTCACGCCGTCCGGACCCTTGGTCGAAGGCAATAGAATCCACGAGAAGCGGAAGCGATTGGATACGCTGCGCGCGATATCGACCACGCGGCGGTACGCAGCGATAAAGGCTGCCGGAGTGCCCTGTACGCCGTTGACGATCCCCGAGAATGTCCACGGGTAGGCCGTCGGGTTATTCGCCTCCCAGCCCGGTCGGATCCAGATCAAATTATGCCGGTCGGAAGCCGCGATCCGCTCAAACATCCGGCGGATGATCGTGTCGTACTTCCCTGCGATAGTATCTGCCATCGGCTCAGTCTTGGAGCACAGCGGGAATGCCCACTCATGCCGAACGTCAATTCCGGCCCAATCGGAAATTGTCTTTTCGACGATCTGGAGATTCTGTGCCCAGGTTGATTCACCGTTGTTGTCTTCGGCGAATTGGAGCGCCATGTCGACCGGCGCACCGAGCCAGCTTACGAACTGCTTGTGATCCTCCGGCGTGCGATTGCGCACAGCGAACAGGCGGCTGTTCGTGGTCGTCTCGATCGTGTCGCCACCCCCCGGCAGCCCCAGTGAGGTCAGCGCAGCCGGCAGCCCGCCCAGTCCCAGAGCCACCCCATCCGCGACAATATCGATCCGGCTATCGCGAACCCCCTCGCCCGGCAGCGTCTCGCGCAAGACCAGCGTATTGACCTGATACGGCAGCGACTGGCTGAACACCCGTCCGTTGACCGTACTGAACCCCGGCGTGCCGTCGATTCCGACCTCAAGCGTTGACCCTGCCGACAGCCCCGACACGGTAGCGGAGAACGGGCGGCCCACGATGCCGCTGTTGACGTTCAGGGTAAGGGGGTTCAGCGGCATGACGGTCCTCGCGCGATTTTCGCGGACGATGCGGGGTGAGGGGCGGTGGGATTACCGCCGCTAGGTGGCTGGAACGTCGCTGCGGGCCACGGCGATGATCGACACCGATGCACCGGCAGCGGAGCCGCCGAAAATGTTGTAGCCGGTAAGCTGGGCGAAGACCGAGTTCACACCTTGCAGGAGCGTCGACACCAGCGTCAGCGTACCAGAGAGCGGGTTGATCGTCGGCAGCATCTGTGCGCGCTGCCCTTTGATTACGCAGCCGATATAGGCCCCGGTAGGCGTGGGCGTCATCGTCTCGCGAACCCAAGACTGCACCGAGCAGACGAGCGGTTGCTTCCCGGCCGCATCGACCTCGGTCATATTGACGCCCGGTTGATTGATGAAGGTCCGGGTGAAAGCCACCGTGGCCGTGCCATCCGCAGCCAGCGAGGCGTAGGTCGTGCTGGTCAGACGCGGGTGCTGGTGATCCTCCAACGCGAACCGCGTCGGCTCGCTACCCTTCGCCCCGCCCGTCTTTTCCGGGTGTGGGGTGATGGCTGCGGGCTGAGGGATCGCGCTGGCGTCTGCCTTGGTGGCGACGGCGGCGGTGAGACTCTGCAAGGGGCCATCGTCGGGCCGGTCGAAAAGGAAACCGGCACTGTCGCGGTAAAGCTGGTTTTTGTCGATCCCGGCCATGGGTACGCTCCTTACGAAAAGGGCCGCCACCCGAAAGCAGCGGCCCGAGGCTCAGGGAGATTGGTCAGGTCAGGCGTCGAGGATGGCGTCGCGGCGAGCTTCGAGAGCGGCAATCGCACCCTTGCGCGACTTGCCCGCCGTCTCGGCGTCGATCAGCTTCTGCACCTCGTCGGCATCGTCGATCGTGTCGAGATACTTGGTCAGCTCGTCCACGCTGCCGTCGAGCGGGACGGGTTCAGCCTGCTTCCCGCCGTCATGGCTGAACGTGAAGATGCCGAACCGCTTGGCGCTTTCGTATTCCGCCTTGGCGATCTCAACGTCCTGCACGGACTGGCCCGCCTCGACACGAACCGGGGGGATCGCGTTGAGCATGTGCGGGCCAGCGCTGGTGTTGGTGGCGTCGGTGCGGATGATGTCGGCCATGGCTTAGAACCCGTACAGGTAGCGGAACGCGCCGGGCCGGATGACCTCGACGCCGCCGGTGCGGAATGCGCCGGGAATCTGGAAGCTCATCGGGCCATCCTGCCAGACGGGCATGAAGCGATGCGGCATCGGCAGATGCAGCTTCACCACGTCCTGCCGGTTCGCATAGATGACCATCAGCTTCGTGCTGCTCGGCCCGAGCGTCTCCAGGCCCAGCTCACCGCGAATCGTCAGCGGCCGCCCGGTCATCTGCGTATAGATATTGGTGCGCAGGATGAACGACAGGATCGTCTCGCTGTTCGTCGAGGTGAGCGGCGTCGAGGCCAGCTGCGCAATCGTCGAATAGGGCAGCAGCACCGTGTCGGCCATTTCGACCGTTCGCGACCCGGTATAGACGCCGGTCAGGCCACCGTTGATGTCTGCGACGATCTGGGCAGCAGTCTTGGTCTGCGTGCCATCCGCCGCGAACCACAGCGTGGTCGGCGTGCCGGTGCCATTGGCAGCGACCGGAGCCGACGTGACGTTGGTCGACGTCGCCAGCCCTTGCAGGCCCTTGTCGCTGTCGCCCTGGAGGGTCACGCGCCACATGAATTCGACATAGGCACGGCGGGCGGCCAGCGCCTTGTCGGCGGTCAGGTTCTGGCCGATCAGCTGGGCAGTTCCGATTTCCTCGCTGTCGTAGCCGTAGCCGACAGCCGCCATGTGGATCTTCACCTCGTTCTTGTCGCGCGTCACATCGGCGCGCGGCACGTCCTTGGCGGCGGCGGTGAACCACTCAGCCCGACCGACCGACGACGACAGGAAGGTGACGACGCCGGGCGTGAATTCCGGGGCGCTGGTGTCGACATAGACCAGGCGACCAAAGTCGAGGTCCGGGAACGCCGTCGCATAGGCCGTCGCGTTGACGGTATAGGACTGATTGACCACGAAATTGAGCGCCGCAGTCTGGGCGTCATTGGTAAGAGCGTACATGAAACCCCCTCCTTACGACGGGATGCGGCGCAGCCGCACCTTGAACAGCGATCCGGCACCCGTCGCGGTGGTGTCGGCTTCGGCGCCGGGGACTGCGATCACCGTGCCGCTCGTGGCAGCAGTGGTGTAGCGGCCGGTTGCCGTGTTGAAGTTGAGGGCAGCACCCACGGTGATCGCGGCATCGGCCAGCGCCCACACGACGCCCGCGTCGAGCGCAGCGACGTTATCGCCGGTCGCATAGCCGTCGCTGGTGCCCCCGCCCATATGCGAGAAATGCCGAGCGCGGGCGATGCCGATGAATTCACCGCCCGAAGCGAGTGGCGCGCAGCCACGGTCGCCATTGCGCTGAACTGGTGCGCCGAACGCGATCGTGGTCGAAGCGGTTCGGGTGATCCCGTTCCACTCCTCCATGTTCGCCAGCAGGCCGGGATAGCCCGGCGCCTGGTTCTGATCGTAGGTCGTCTGATATGCCATGGCTCAGTTCCCCTTGCCTGCGCCGGCGGTGCGCCATGCGTTGTGGTCGTTCGCCGCCGTCCAGGCGTCGGTCATCTGCTTGGCGGCATCGCCGACGTTCACCGGAGCGCCGATCGGCTGCACGGTGTCGGCGGCAGGCTTGGCGTCTTTGGTCAGCGCGGTGAATGCGCCCTCGATCGCAGCGTCCGACATGCCGGTAGCAGCATCGCCGAGCTTGGCGGTGACGGCTTCCTTGCGGATGTCGGCGTCGGCCTTGCCATCGGTCGTGATCGACGGTGCCAGAGCCTTCGCCTTGCCGATGACCTGCGCGCGCGCATCGGCCATCTGCTGGAGCTTGGCCGGCGTGACTTCCGCGTCCTTGACCTTCTGGGTCAGCGCGGCGATCTCGCCGTCCTTCGTTTCGACCGCCGTCTTGAGGGTCGCGTTCTCGCCGGTCAGCGTGCCGACCTTCGTTTCCGCGTCCGCCAGCTTGGCGTTGAGGCTACCGACCGCGACCGCGACGGCTGCACCGTCCGTCACTTCGACTTCGGCGTCGCCGATCTTGATCTTCATGGAAGGCTCCTTGTCCCCAATACGGAGGGTTGGTCCGCCACGCGCCTTGTCGACGATGGCAAGATGATTGATGCGGATGCCGCGCTGCACGGCGTCGTAGGGCGTGCCATCGGCCAGCTTGCCGGGCGTCCAGTCGAGCGAGCAGTCGTAGCCCATCGAGACTTCGCGCTTGCCAGCCAGCACAGCTTCGATCGCGGCGGCATCGCGCAGCAGGAACGGGACGCGGATCGCTTCCCCGTCCTTTACGATGTCGTCGGATGCCGTTTCGCCGACCGCGTGGTCTTTCCAGTTCGCGGGGGTGACCTGCTGGGCCGGGTGTTCGATCGTGACCGGCGCGCCGGCGAACGACCGCATACTGTCGCGGTTGAACACTTCTTCGGGCGGGCGGTACACGACGACCCGCGCCATCTCAGGCTTGCCGACCTCGTAGCCGGCATAGTCCTGCAACCCGGTGCGCGCGCAAAGCACTGACGCGACCATGTTGCCCGAACCGTCGCGTCGCGGGCCATCAAGCGTCAGAGCGTCTTGGAACATCGCCATTTGGCATGGCTATGCGGGCGCGCGTAGGGCGATTACCGCCGCCAGTCCAGAAAGTGTTCGATCAGGCTCTAGACCGTGCGGCGGATGTGTTCGATTTGGGCGGAATGGACCCTGATTGAACGGTCTGAGTGTCTCAGGCGGGGTGGTGTGTCAGGGTTTACCCTAATCGAACACCAGCACCGCGCGCGACCTGCATCCGCAGAACGGCAGGCTACCCGGTCTATCTGCCGGCGCAGTCTCGTCCGTATATTCCTTGCCGTTGCGGGCAAGATGCTCGGCGCGCGGGTGCTTCTTCGCCGAGTGGATCCACATCCAGGTGTCCAGCCCCGCTTCCCGCCGCCGCTCGTCGGCCAAGCGGTTCGCGATGTCCGAAAGCTGGTGGCTGGCGATCCCCATTGCCCGCCGCTGCGACATATCGACGGCCTGCCGTATCTCGCGGGCTACCTCGCGCGCGGGCAAGCGCTGGTTCAGGCCGCGAAACACCGCGTCCGTGATCCTGCCCTGGGCCTGCTGCGACACGTCCTTAATCAGGCCGACGTTGCGCGCGATCGTGTTCTCGATCGTGTCCCGCACGTCCTCGGCACCGATCAGCGTGCCCACGTCAACGCCGGTCGCGGACAGGACCGCCCCGCGCCACTTCCCACGCTCCCACTGCTCGACTCGCAACGCCCACCGTCGCAGCCCCGCAGTCAGCTCAAGAAATATGCGGCTGAACGCGCCCTCGCCCGCCTCGATCTCGCGCTGCACGTCGGCCGGGCTGTCGGTCGTCATGGTGGAGAGCGTCTGTTCGTAGGCCGCCATGATTGCGGGGATGCGGTCGCGCCATACGGTGACGATTGGGCGGTACGAGGATGCGTAAAGGTCAGATGCAAAGGTCGCGGGCGGCGCAATGTCACGCAGGGTGATGCTCTTGCGGCGCAGGCCCGGCTTTGCGCGGCGGACCATGGCGCGGAGGTCGTAGCGCATTAGCGGCTCGGGCGGGCGGGCGGTTTTGATCCCGGCGGCGCAGTAGGCGGCGCGCGATGGCGCAGGCGGCGATCCAGCGCGTTGATGCTAGCGCCAAGTTCGGTCAATCCGCCAAGCACGAAACCTGCGCCGAAGATACCGATGCCGATCAGCAGCCAGAACCAGTGGTCAGCGGTCGTCATTCCTCACCTGCCTTATCATTGGCAGCACGACGGGCGGCTTGGCTTCCATCCTCACCGCCCGAAGCGAGAAGCGGATCACCTTCCTTTCCGGCTTGGAGTGCAGACGGGTCCGTCCCGTCGTCTTCGGGGGTCAGCCCGAACCGTTCGTCCTCGGGAATTTCGGATAGCGCTTGGTCGAGGCCAGGGATGTACTCCCGCTCAGCCATCAGGTTCTGCACGCCTTTGTTGAACGCAACCTCAGGGATGGCGTTCAGGTCCTTCAGCACGGTCACCGCCTCCATGGTCGTCTTGAAGGTGTCGGCTTCCTGCTTTTCGGAAGGCTTGGACAGCGGGGCGAAACGCCACGTGACCGCGATCGTGCGCTTGGTCTTCGGGTCGGTGCGCGTCGTCGCCACGCCTGCCGATGCCAGCAGATACGGATCAAGCGCCTCTAGGCAGGGCCGCAGTTCCAGCGACTGCCCCGCCGCGACAGTCTTGTTCCAGTTCTGATCGTCGTACTCGCCCGTCGCGTTCATGCCGGCCGGTGATCGTCCCATGAGGCGGGTGAACGGAATATCGGCGACCGCCGCCACACGCTGGTCGAAGGCGTCCATCATCGCCGGAATGCCCGACCAGTTGACCTGATAGTCGGTGATCGTCTCGGCCGGCGTGGTGCCGTTGCCGGTGTCGAACACTGTGGCATTCAGCACGCTCTCACCCAGCGCAATAGCAGCCATACGACGATCAAGCCGCGCCTGTCCGCCCGGAGTGCCAGTGAAATCGGTCAGCCCGGGAATGCCGATGCGCAACAGCTTGGCCTTCTTGACCAACGCCGCGAACCAGCCCTGCGCTTCGTCCGATCGCTCAACGTCTCGCCACACGCGGACAAGGCGGGATTGGCCCCAGAACAACTGGTCGCCCGATACGCCATAGCCAGCAGGCAGCGGATCACCACGGAAGCAAATGACGCGCGACGGGTGGACCTCGGTGCCGCCGTTCTTGCTGTCGACCTTCCACATGCGCGGCGTGCCGTATGCTGGGTCGGTCAGCTCCTCGACATAATCCTGCCCCGACAGCTGCCAGCGCGACACGACGTTGACGGCCTGTAGCTGGCCCTTGGCGAGACTGCCGATCGCCGTGTTCGCTGGGCCGGGCACCGCAAGGATCAGCGCGCCGCCACCGATGCCACGCAGCACCTCAGCCTGCTTGACCTTCGCCAGCAGCCCTAGCCGCCGTTCCTCTGCCTCAATTGCTTCGATCTGGTCCTTTTCGGCCTGCCAGTCGCGCCATTCCCGAACTCTATCCGCCGCAGGAATGTCGATGACCTTCTGCAACAGCCCGCTCGCCAGATAGGCCGCAAACGCGAGTTGCGGCGCGAACAGGCCGACCATCGCGTGGTTCTGCGGCCGAAGGTAATGGGCAGGCGATGCGGCTTCGATTGCGCTGGTCACGCTGTCTGCCATCGGAACGCCACGACTGTCGAGGATTGCGGTTCCGGCCATGGTCTAGGGCTATGGCCGGCGGCGGGGTGTCGCTACCACCGTCAGAAGGCATCGATGTTGTAGGGGGTTGCGTTTAGCATCAGTTCGGTCAGTGCCCAAACCAGCGCGTCGGCGCGGTCGGGGGATCCGTCACCGACGTAACCGGACGACGTGAAATTGCACATCTGGTCCTCAAGGTCGGGCATCATGCCGACGTGCGATACCTTGCCCTGCTCGTACAGCGCCGCGATCGGTTCGGCGCGCACGACCTTGCCCCGCGTCGCGCTGACCTCCTTGAACGCCGCCTTCTTGTCCGCCGTCGCGACGGTGAAGCGGACCATATCGCCGCCGAAGTTGCGCTCGGCCACGATCCGATCGGCTTGGTAGCGGTGGTATAGCTCCACAGCCCGCCGGCCCCAACCTTCGGGCGACATTTGGCACGTCGCATCGGTCAGCACATAGGCGCGCCCGTCCGTGCCCAGCCCAGCCACGACCATGCCGATGTCATCGCCGCCGCCGTCGCCCTTCGTTCCCGAAGGATCGACCGACACGACGACGCGCTGCATGGCCGGCGCTTCGGTGACGCGGAACCGATCAATGCCCGGTATCTCGCCTGCCTCAGTCTCACGGTCCTCCAACGCCCACAGCGCGCCGTTGACCTCGCTGGCCCACTCGCCCGCTTCGAACCGCAGCCGCTTGGCCGCCGACATGCCCGCCAGTACGTCGAAATACTCGGCCGGCAGGTTGTCCGCGTTGTCCGAAGGGTTGACTTTCATTTCGACGTAGTCATCGGGGTTGGGCACCGGCTCCTTTGTGCCGGGCTTCACCTTCTGCCGGAACAGCTGATACGACCAGTGCAGCTTGGACGGCGGGTTGCAGTCGAAATAGGCTTTCAGCGCCAGATGCGTCCGGCCGGTCGCGGCGGCAATCTCCGGTGCCAGCGCGCATTTCTGCGCAAGCCGGGACATTGCCATTTCAATCGACCCCCACGGGATTTGCGAGGACTCGTTGAAATACAGGGTGACGTATTCCGCGCCCAGGATCTTCTCGACACGCTCCTTGTCATCCAGCCCGCCGATCCAGATTTGCGATCCGTTCGGCAGCTCGAGGTAGAAGTCTGTCTTATCGAACCGGTGCCGCAGCGTCGGGAAGCACAGCTTCAGCACCTTGGGCATGGTGTCCGCCCAGATGCTGGTCTTCGCGTGGTTGAAGCGGAACCGGAAAATTGCGTGCCGGCTGCCGGGTGCGTTGATCGCACGTTGGATCAGGGCGCGGACCATCAGGAACGTCTTGCCCGATCGCGAGCCGCCCCGAAGCATGATGTTGCGCGCGGGGCCGGCCAGCAGGCGGTTCGCCTCGCGCTGGCGGGGGGTGAGGGTCGCGGGGGTCACCGGCGCAGGTCGACCGCCGCCGTTTGAGGCAAGCCGATAAGCTGCGGCGGACCTACCTCAGGCCGAATCAGATAACCGAGCCGCTCGCCCACGATCGGATGCGAAGCCGGACCAAGCAGAGCAGCCCTAAGGGCGTCGTAACAGGTCCAGTCCGCCAGCACTTTTCCGTCAGGCCGGCGGTAGATCGCGGAATAGGTCACAGCCCCGCATCCTCGCTGCTGACGGTCAAGTTCATCGCGCCAGAGTGATTCACCTGGTCGCGGAACGCCTGCACGTCGATATGCTTGCCGATCAATTCCAAACGCTTCACGCGATCGGAGAGCTTCACTTCGCGAATGACGCCCACGACGTTCCCTGCGTCGTCGCGCTCTTCGATCGCCTTGATGCCGCCAACTAGCCCCTTGCGCCAGATTACCGGCCAATCCTTCACGGGGCGCAGTGCCCCAGCCTCGTCGTACAGATCGGAAAGGTCAGCTTCCGCCTCTTCGGCAAGGCGGGTCAGCAACCATTCCGCGTTGATGGCGGTACGTTCGGAGCGTTCCTTTTTCGCTGCCGCAATGGCGGCGGCGATCCCAACATTTCCCAACAGGCGTGGGCCGGTAACGTCCGCGTCCGTTGCGCTGTAGCCCGCCCGTATGGCCGCCTGCGTAGCGTTCAGGTCGATCAGGTATTCCTCGACGAACCGCTGCTGCTTCGGGGTCATGCCTCACCCCGCACAAAAGCCCGACGCAGCCGGGTCAGCCGCAACCGGCCCAGCGCCGCGATCGCACGGGTCGTGTACCGCTTCCCATAGGTCTGCTCGGTGACACGATGGCCGTACTGCACAAACACCTGCTCGAATTGAGGATCGATCGCTTTCGGGATCTTCGTCGACAGTGCCCTACGCATTGGCGGTCTCCACGATTACCCCCAGCTTGGCGGGGGTAGCCAGCTCCATGAAATATTGACGCGCTTCGGGGGTCGCCCTGTTCCAGGCGCGGATGATCTCGACGGCCGAGCGGTATTCGGGATCATCCTCGGGCAGGAGCGTGCCCTGCTCGTACTTGCGCTCGACGACATGCGCATGCGCCTTGCGCTCGGTCCATTTTTCGGTCGACGCGCGGGCGATCATTTCGAGCCGGTCGGTGGACGGCAGCGCGGCGATCTCGCGGTGGACCTCGAACGAGACGTTGCCGGCGCGCAGGTGCGGCGGGAATGCCTCTGCGACCTTGGCCATCTCGGTCAGCCGCTTGGGATCAGCCGCCAGCGCATCGGCGAACAGCTTGAACTGCGGCTCGTCGCGGTGATGCTTGCGACCGTCATTCCACCAGTCCGCCAGCGCCCAGTCGGCTTCCCGGCGTCGCTGGATCAGCCCCCTGCCCTGCTCGACCCATTCGGTAAACGCCGGAACGTCGGCGCGCTCGATGACCGTGATTGCGTTCACCTATTCCTCCATGCGTAAAATTGTGCGGAACCGTGTTGACATCTGCATGTTTTATCTTCATAAGAATAAACATCAGGAACGGAGAGACGATCATGGCAACCTTCACCATCACCGCGAACGGCACCGAAATGGGCACCTACGAAGCCGCCGACGAACAGGCCGCTATTCTCGCCTACGTGCAGGACGCGGGTTACTCGTCGGTCGCTGATGCGGCCGAAGTTTGCGGCCAGACCGAAGACGAGTTTCTCGCCGACATCACGGTCGCCTGACATGGCCGGCATCCCAGGCAAGGGCGGCGCGAAAGGCCGCTCGGGCGCGCCTGCAAAGCCGGCAGCAGAGCGCAAAATCGGCGTCAGCCTATCCATGACCCCAGCCCTGCGCGACCGCGTGCGAGCGGCCGGCAATGCGCACGTCATCGCGATCCTTGAGGAAGCGCTTCCGTAACTCACCGCCCCACCCACAGCGAGATATACCCGGCGGCGTGGGCGGGGCTGATGCCGTGCTTGGCCGCGAGCTTGTCGACGTTGGCCCGGACCAGCGCGGCGCGATCGGTCGCCATCATCTTGAGGATGAATGCGGTGAGGGGGGAGGTCATGCGGCCCCCCTGGCGCAGGGGTGTCTACGCCCTAGGGTGTCTACACCCCTATCCGAAAACCGATGACGGCTTTCAGACCCCCTATATATCCCGTTTTTACAGCCTATCCCTTTATTACCATTATAGGGTGTAGACAGTGTAGACAGGGGAATCAAAGCCGCAGGAAACTGCGAAATTTGGTGTCTACACCCTAGCGTAGACAATGTGTGGACAGGGGTGTGGACAGAGTTTCGATATGAAACCGAACTGTCTACGGCGTCTACCGATTGGCTACGCTTGAGAGCGGGGGGCGTAGACAGCATCATTCCGCCATCCTCCACACGCGAACGCTCTTGCGCTTGCCATCTTCTTGCCGCTCTTTGCCGACAGCCTGCGTCCATCCAAGGTCGGCCATGATCGCAGCCACACGGTCCTTGGCGCGCTGGTCCTGGCGCTCAGGTTGCATCTTCAGGATGTCCTGCAGGATTTGCGCCGACGTGTAGGTCAGGTGCGGGAACACAGCATTGGCGATCGTGTCTTCCCAGATATCGCCCTGCATCCGCGACATCTGCTCGCGCTCGGCCAGCTTCGATTCCTCATCGGTCAGCCACCACTGTTCGTCGTCGCGAAAACGGGCGACGGCCTCAGCCCAAAGCTGGTCACGCTTGCGCTCAAGCCGCTCCAGGTCAATTGCGGTGCAGGCAACAGGCCAAAACCGTCGGTTGCCTGTGCTGTCGGTCAGGTAGCCTTGCCCAGCCTTCGGGTTGACCGATGCGGCCAGCACGCACTGGCGAGGATATTCGACGGTGTTGCGACCATAGGACGGGCGGGTCTTGTCGACCTGCATCGTGATGATCGCCTTGACCAGCTCGACGTCGGCTTTGCGCAGCGCGGATAGCTCCGCGAATTCAACCACCCACTTGCCGGTGATCTGCTCAACGAAGCGCTTATGGTCGCGCAGCTCGTTGACCATCTCCGTGAAGTAGGGCGCGCCGAACAGGAGGCGCAGTGCGGTCGATTTCTTGAGGCCCTGCGGCCCTTCAAGCACCAACATGGTGTCCATCTTGCAGCCTGGGCGGTAGATGCGGGCAACAGCACCGATCATCCATTTTGCACCGACCGCGCGCTCGTATGGCGTGTCGGGCGCGCCGAACAGGATGTGCAGGAACCGGTCGAGCCGCTTGGTGCCGTCCCAGCGCAGGCCGTCGAGATAGTCGCGGACGGGGTGGTAGCGGTTGAACAGCGCGGTGCGGTTCACAGCTGCAGGAATGTCGGTCTTGCTCGGCGCGAAGCCGGCGTGCTCGATGGCCGTCTGGATGTCGACGTAATCGGCGTCGGTCAGCGGCTCGCCATGCCACTCAACCTGTCCGGTCAGTTCGTTGTGACGGATCTGCGTACCGAGGCCGGGCAGATTGCGCATGTACTGCATCAGATTGAAGAGGGTCTTCTTCTCCCCCTTCTGCCCGATCTGCAGCTTGCCGCGCCATGCGTTGAGTGGGATCGGCTCAGCCACGGATCGCCTCCAGCGTAAGCGCGACAGCATCGTCGCCAGTGCCATCGGTGGAGCGGGCGAGGATGTAGACGGCGCCGGCGTCCTCGGCTGCGGCGGCGAACGCCTTCTGTGGCGCGCGCCACTGGTCGCCGCCCACCTTGGCTTCGACACAGTAGAGCCGCCCAGTCGGCCGTTTGGCGAACAGGATGTCGCTCGACCCGACGAGGCCGTAGCGGATCATGCGGCCGTCAACCTTCACCGCCCCGGTATTATTCGGCCACGCAAGCCCAAAGGGCGACAACGCCAGCAGTAGCCGGTTGACGAGATCGTTGTGGGTCAAAGTACGTGCCCCCAAGACTTACGCAGCTTGATCAAGCTGACCAGCGATTGAGAGATGCCGAACCGTTCTCCGATCGCCCGCTGCGATCCTGTCGCCTCACGGATCAACCTGACGGTATCTTCATCGACTTTCGCGAGGGGGCTATCGGTGCCGACTAGCTGACGGCTCCGATGACGGCGGCGGCCACACATATCCTCAACATTTTCCGCCTGCGTTCCCCAACGGAGGTGGGCCGGGTTGACACATGAAGGATTGTCGCAGTCATGGCGGGCAACGGCACCGTTGGGCCGCTCCCGCCCAGAAAGAGCAAGAGCAAGGTGAGTGGCTTTTCGGTTGCGGTTGTTCACGCTGAACCTACCATAGCCTCGCGCGTCGATATGGCCCTGCCATGGCCAGCAATCACTGGCAGGCCTCACCGGTACGAACTTACGAAACCGTGTCTCAAGGTGCGTCATGCGCCGGCCCTCCACTGCTCGCGCTGGCGCATGATGTGGCCCGCCCAGGCTACCGGGTGCCGGTAGCGGCGTTGCTTGCCCAGCTGGATCAGGTCCTGCAGCGTGCGGGCCGATTTCAGCTCCTGCTTCTTGCGCGCGCGGATCGCGTCTAGATCAACGACCTCGAGCGTGCCTTCGACCTGCTCGACCTCCCGGCTCTGCACCGGATAGGCATATTGGCAGGACGGGCATGACGGTTGCGGCGCGTGGACACGGAAGCACTTCGGGCACTGCTTGACCGGCACTTCGGATTTCTGGCCGCGCTTCTTCTTCGGCCTATCCTCAAGCGACCATTCGCGATCGTCGTCGGGTAGTCCGTGGCGCATCGCGTTGCCAGCATGGTCCAGAATGATCGCGTGCGGCTTACCATCGGCGGGCCGCAGTGCGCGGCCGATCTGCTGCAGGTGCAGGGATAGCGATTGCGTCGGGCGCAGGAGGATCACCGCCTCGACCGCCGGCACGTCGAATCCCTCGCCGAACAAGTCGGCATTGCTCAGGACCTGCAGCGCGCCCTCGGAGAAGTCGCGGACGATGGCGTCGCGCGCACCGGTATCCATGCTGCCGTCAACGTGCGCAGCGGCGATACCTGCAGCGCGGAACTGGGCCGCGACGTTCTGGCTATGCTCGACAGACACCGCGAAGACGATCGCGCGCTTGCCTGGGGCGATCCGCTGATAGTGCTGGACCGCATCCCCGACGATGGAGGGCTTGTCCATCAGCTTCGACAGCTGGTCGCGCTTGAAGTCACCACCCTGCGTCGCAATCGCTGATGTGTCTGCAGTCGACGGCGCGAACAGCTTGTAATCGCACAGCGCGCCGCGCTCCATCAGATCAGCGACGCTCGGCCCCTGCACCATCCCGTCGAACCACGCGCCGAGGCCGCGCCCATCGAGCCGCCATGGCGTCGCGGTCAGGCCGACGACCTGGGCGCGCGGGCAGGCTTCGTAAATCTGCTGATACTGCGAAGCACCCATGTGATGGCACTCGTCGAAGATAATCAGGTCGGGCGGCGGCAGCTTGCCAAGCCGGCGGGCGAGCGTCTGCACCGAACCTACCTGTACCATCGCGTCGCGGTCGGTGATGTTGCCGCCCATTACCAAGCTGTGCGGTATCTCCATTGACCAGAAGGTCCGGCTCGCCTGCAGGATGATTTCCCGGCGATGCACGACCCACCAGCAGCGCCGGCCGCGCTCCGCTGCAGTCTTCACCATGTAGGCCGACGTGACGGTCTTACCGCCGCCGGTTGCCAGCTGCACCAGCACGGTGCGATCCAGGCTGCGGAACCGCTCGCGAATGTCGGTGATTAGGGCCTGCTGATAATCGCGAAGCTCGATCATGCCGTCACCTCGTCTGCCCAGTCGTGGCCGATGGCGTCAGGGATCTTGACCGTCACCGCCACCGGGTCGCGTCGGGTCGCAAGGCGGTGTGCCAGCGCATAGGCTGCAGCAGCACCGCCGAATTTCTGGTCGTTGTCACCGAACACAACGACCGTCTGCGTGCCGGCGGGCGGCTGCCACTTGGCGAGCTGCGTGCTATTGATCGCCGCCCACACAGGGATGCCGAACAGCTTCGTCGCGGCCAGAGCTGTTTCGATGCCTTCGGCTATGCCGAGCGTCGCAGCAGGATCGGTCAGGCGGATTGCCGCGCCGTCTGGGATCGCGCCTGGCATAGCGGCGCGCGGTTCGTCGAGGTCCGCCTTGCCGTTCGGGCCAAGGAACGTCCGGTGCAGCGACGCGGGCTTACCGTCAGTGTCAGAGATCATCGCGACCATGCAGGGATGCCACCCCCCGCCCGAATTCTCAGGCGCGAGAGCTTTATCCACATACCGCAGGACGCGAGAGTTCGACGGCAGCTGCAGGCGGCGCGACCCCAGGTAGCGGGCAATGGCGTCACCGGGCCCGGCAGGCGTGCCCGACCGCCACAGGTCGTTCAGCAAACGCGTGCGCTTGGCGGCATCAAGCGCCGGCTTCGGTGCCACGAAGTCGACATTTCCGACGATCTTGTCGATCTCGCTGGCGGCGGTTCGGAAATCCCAGCCATTCAGCTTCTGGACCAGGTCCATTCCGGTGCCAGCACCGCACCCGCTGCAGAAGTAGGTACCCTTCCCTTCCTTGTCGTCGAACCGGAACCGATCCTTGCCGCCGCACATCGGGCAGGCGGTGTGCTTGCCGGATAGGAAGCGCGTCTCCACACCCAGCGTCGCGAGGATGCCGGTCCATTTGCCGCGGGCCTGATCGATCGTGCGGGGGCGGGTCATGCGACCACCTCCCGCACCGCCCGATGTTCCAGCACCAGACGCTTGGCCTCAGGAGCAAGAATTTTCCCGCTCTTGCGCAGGTCGGCGTAAAGCTCAAAATCAGCCTGCGACCAGTCACCCCAGCGTGTAGCGCGACGGCGTGCGATCACGACCGGATCGGTATTCATCGCGCGAGCAACGCACGACCGACAGCGGCCCGTCTTCCCGTATTTCGCGGCAGGCGAGCCGCATGCGCACAGCTTGCTCACGCCGCCACCCTCCGCAGCGGCAGACAGTGCCCACAGCCGAAGTCGAGCGAAGCGTCCGACCGCGTGCCACAATGGCCACAGGTGAAGCGCGCATCACGAAGCGGAAGCGAATGGTCGACAGGCTCGATCAGCCCCAGCACCCGCGCCCGCATGGAAGCGGTCGTTGCCGCGACATGCAGCGCCTGCCCGATCTTCCACATGGGCTGACCGGCAGCGTACAGGCTGGTGAGGGTGGCATCCTCTTCGGCTGTCCAGTGCTTGCCGCCGTTGCTATGGCCGACCCGTTCAAGCGGCGCGCGCACGGCAGGCCTTGGCTTGACGACCCGGTGCTTTGCCTTGCCCTTCAGCCCCAGGCGATTGGCACGACCACGCACGGCGCTACGGGTTTCGTCCAGATGATCGCCGATTGCCTGGAAGGTCATGCCCTTGGCGATCAACTCGCGGAGCACCTGGTCCGCTGCGGGAGTCCACCTCATGCGGCCACACCCTTCTGCAACAGCGCATCGATCGCATCCTTGGCGCGCTCCAGCTGGACGCGGATCGCAGCGACCTCAAACGGAGAAATCTCGTCGTCGTCCTCCAGCGCTTCGGCCATGGCGAGCGCGGCACGGAGGACAGCATTCTTGTGCTGTCGGTCATGGTGCGCGGCGGGACGGCTCTCGACGCACAGTCGGTCGTAGCTGCCGGTGAAGCGACCATTCCACTCACGCTTGCCGCGAGCGAATGCTACCGCATCCATCGTGGCGCTACCGTCGCAGTATTTCGCGGCCTGATCCTCGCTCTTGCCAAGGACCGCGCCTAGATCGGAATAGGTCAGCTTGTCGGCATTCTTGATCGCCAGCAGATCGCCTGCGATAGCGTCGAGCACCGACGAAGCGGAAAAGACCGGACGATTGCCGTGGATTGACCGGCTCACGAGACCGTATCCGATCCGTCGACATGATTACGCAAATCACGCAATTTGGACTGACGATCCTCACGCTTCATGACGGCGATGACGCGCAGGCAGTAGGCCGCGAGCAGCGCATAGAAGGCGATCAGGGCGATCACCGCATAGGCGGCGACCGTCTCCCAAATGACTGGCACGGACATCTACTGTACCTCGCTGTGTGGGGTGTGGGGCGGGCGCTGGGCGGTCGGGCTGAAGCCAAGGTGCGCCGCGATCGCGCGCTGCTGGAAAAGTGCGGTGGCGCGCTGAAGCTCGCGGACCATCTCGCCGGTCGTGACCTTGCGGAAGGCTTGGGGTTCGCCCCTCACCTCCCCGCCTCCCCGCGTTGGGGGGTGGACTCAGTGCGAACTGATGCCGCACGATCTCCGAAAGGAGAATCGCATGACGGACACGACGCACTGGACGAAGAATGCGGAAGGCAATCTGGTCCTGTATCCGCTGATTGGCTGGGATACGGCAATTGCGCCGATGATAGGATTGCTGCGTCTGCGGTACGCACAATCAGAGGAAGAGTTCGAGGCAGGAGGTGTCTCGCTACAACTCCACGCCACTCCGGTCGTCCTGCGGCAACTGTCGCAGGTGCTAAGTGAGATGGCGGATCATATTGATGCGCAGAACCTTGGGACGAAGCAGTAGCGCCGCTCATGCCGACACCTGCTGCGCAAGCGCGTCAAACGAGACAGGGACCTTCTTCTCTGCCCCGATCGCGCGGATGTGCGCCCAATATTTGGAAGGGATCGCTCGCCCGTTCAGCGTCCACGACCTCGCGGTCACGTCAGCAACGACGACACCCCGCGCTCGAAGCGCATCTGCGACGGCTTTCGGCCCGCCCAACGCCTTGATGGTAGCGATATGATCCATAGTGCAAGCACGCTATCATTCGTAGCGTCACAACGCAATATGATTTGTAGCGCGGCTGTGTGCGAAAGAGCGGGCATGATAAACCCCGCCGAACTCCGCACGCCTGAAGAACGCCTGACCTGGGCGCGGCTTCGCAAGTATCCCGATGCTGCCGACTTCGCGCGGGTCGTGGACATGAAGCCGGTCACCTACCGTGCTTATGAGAGCGGCCAGAATGGCTACGCCAAGCACGCGCCGCTGTTCGCCGGCAAGCTGGGGGTGCCGACTGACTGGCTTCTACGCGGCGGGCCGCTGATGCTCGGCGACAGTGACCCCATGAGCGACGAGAACGCAGCGGCTCAATTGGACGCGGTGCTTCTACCAGAGGTTGAGGTCGCCTATTCCATGGGCGGCGGTTCTGTAAACGACGAGTTTCCGGTCGTTCAGATGGTCCCAATGAGCCGGGCGTGGCTGGAAACGCTAACGAATTCTCCGGCGTCCGTGCTGATGGTTGCGCGCGGCGAAGGCGACAGCATGATGCCGACCATACTGGATCGCGACATCATCATCATCGACCGCAGCGTGCGGCGCTTCAACTCGCAGGATCGTATCTGGGCCATCGCATATGGCCAGTTCGGCATGATCAAGCGCGTCCGGTCGCGGCCCGATGGCCAGTTCGAGATCAACAGCGACAACCCGAACGTCCGCCCGATTATCGCATCGGAAGACGAGGTGCATTTTATCGGCCGTGTCGTCGGCGTTATCCGGCGAGTATAAATCGTAACGCCGCGCTACATTTCATGTTGACGCGCTACAAAACATAGCCTAGTTTTCTCCCATCAGCCGCACAACGCGGCCCCGCCTCGGCGGACAGTGGGAGACGACAAGTGGGTCCCAGCAACACCAACCCCGCACCCAGCGCCGCGATCTGCGCGCGGGTTGCCGATCACTACCGGCGCAAGGCGCAGCGCACGGACGGCGCTTTCTCGTCCATGTGCGGCATCTGGGCTGACAAGGCCGCTGCCGGTCACACGAACGCTTTCGTCCGTCGCGTCGAGCGCATGGCTATCCGCTCGGAAGCCGTCGCATGACCCCGGCGGATGGCGGGGCGGCGGAACCGCCCATCTACATCACGGTCGGGTTCAAGTGCTCGGATCAGGAAGCGTTCGACGCGTTCTGGCAGGACATTCGTACCCGCTATCACTGGATGAGCGACAAGCCGTGGATCGGGACGCAGGCTTTTGCCGTGTCCAAGGGCGATATGTTCGCCGAACAGCAAGCGATTGATGCTCTGTGTGACGACGACATGGACCCCGACGCGCTCCGGGAAGCAATCGGCCGCGTGCCATGCTGCGATGATCTGAAGGCTCTGCTGGCAGAGTACGAAGTCGAGTTCGACCGTTGAACGCGCCGTTCCGCATCACCCCCGCCCTATGCGAAGCCGCCGACGACCGCGAGGCGCGAGCAGCTGCGTACCTGATTGAGCGGTATCGGGCTGGGCTGGCGGTGGCCGAACAAAACGCCCGTGACCCTTGGGAAGCAGGCGAGGTCAAGCAAGCCATCGCCAAGGTCTACGGGTTCGCCAAGCCGTTCGAACGCGGCGAGCGGTTCGCTGCTTCCAATGTGCTGATGTTCCTCGGGCGCAACATGCACGGCCCTTGGATCGAAACCGTCATCGCCGCTGGTGAGCGCCGTAGCGCCGCCCGTGACGCAGACAAGGAGGATTGAGATATGTCCGACGCAGCAACGCGCGTCCGCCAGTCCGACCGAGACGCCGCTATTGTATTGGCCGGCAAGGTCACTGGTATCAAGTTCGCTTCGATCCCGGATTATGACCCGTATGTGCAAGCGCTTGCCTTGCACCGGGAAGCCGAGACGCTTGACCTGATCCTTGCTCTCGAAGGCGCGATCGGTGCGCTGGAGCAGGACCTGGAAGCCGGCAAGGACAGCGGCGACAGCGATTGGGAGGGTCTTGCCTACCAGCGCCTTGAAGCCGCCCGCGCCGCCATCGCCCGTGCCACGGGAGCGTCGGTATGAGCATGATACTCGAAGCCACGAACCGCGCGGTGCCCTTCCTCGACTGGCAGGACCGGTCGCTGGCCCGCGCTGAATCCGCATACCGCCGCATGATGGCCGACGCCGACGCCCACCAGCTCGCTCGCGGTCGCCATCAATTTACCGACGCTTCGGGTGTCGAACGGGAGAATGGGTTGTGACGCCGACTTATGCAGAATTGCTCAAGGGTTCGACGCAATGGCGCGGCGAGCATATGGGCCTGTCCTACCTTGTCAGCCATCACGGCCATCGGGCTGGCGACGAGTATCAGGGCGCAGAGCCGAACCCCGGTACGTGGTGCTATTACCTGATCGTTCCCGAGCAGATGTACCCGCATCGCTGGTCAGACTTCGCAGTCACTACGGGTGAGCATGGCTATGGCGTATTCGGCCGCGGTTTCGATCACGACATGTTCGACAGCGAGATCACTTGGCAGTCGAGTGAGCCGTATTTTGACCGTAAAACCGGACGTAAGTGGGACGCCTCTAAAGTCGGCTGCGACTATGCACATCTGTGGCACCGCGAGCGCGGCTATCCTGACACGTTCGATAGCGTGACGGCGGACGCCAAGCACACGGTAGAAAAGTTCATCGCTGCCAACCCTGATCGGCATGTCCGCTGCGACTATAGCGGCAAATGGGATCAGCCGGACCAGTTCTATACTGCGGTCAATGGCCGTCGCGTTCACCTGTCCGTTGAGAGCAGCCTTGAGCCGGGCTGGCTCGGATGGAAGCGCGCTGCCGAAAAGGTGCCCGCATGACCGCGCCCGTATCGCAGGTGCTGAGCGAGGCGGGTGATCTGCTGGAGAAGCCGGGGGCTTGGGGGCAGGGAGATTGGGAAGCCGACGGATGCTTCTGCATCGACGGCGCCCTGATGCACGTCAAGGGCGACTACGACACCTACAACGAATTGGAAGTGCTTCGGGAAGCCATCGGCTGCGAAGGCGTAATCTGGTGGAATGACGCGGAAGGCCGCACCCAAGAGGAAGTCGTCGACGCCCTCCGCCGCGCCGCCGCTCTCGCCAAGGAGCAGGGGCGATGAAGCGCATCACGACGAACCCGCATGAGTATCGCCGCGCCGTCGAGGACCGGGTGTCCAAGATGCCGCTGGCGGATGATCGCTGGCACCTGACGACGGAACAGAAGCTGGAAAGCCTGCACGTCTGCGGCGTGTTCGCGACGGCGGCGGCGTGGCTGGTGTTCAACGCCAGCCACGCGTTCTGGACTGGCCTTGCGATGACCGCGATCTGCCTGACCGCGCAGACCGTCTATTGGAGGGGTGGGCGATGACAGCGATCATCACCGCACCGGGCGCGTATCCGGACATCGACAACGCAGACTACCACCGCAACCCGGACTTGCTGCCGGCGCCGTCGCTGTCGTCGTCGGGCGCGAAGAAGATCATCGCGCAATCGCCGTTCCACTTCTGGTTCGACAGCCCGATGAACCCGAACCGGCCGGACGAGGACGACGCCAGCCACTTCGCGGTCGGCAAGGCTGCGCACGACCTGCTGTTGCTCGCCGACCGGTTCGACGCGCACTACCATGTGCTACCGGAGGGGTTCGCCTGGAACAAGACCAAGGCGATGCCGGACGCAATCGCAGCGGCATCCGAGGCGCGCGACGCCGGCCTGTGCATCATCAAGGCCGACGACTTCGCGACTGTGCAGGCGGTGGCGGACGCGCTGGACCGTAATCCGCTGGTGAAGGCGGCGCTGTCGAACGGCGTCACCGAAGAGACGTTGGCGTGGATCGATCCCGAAACCGGCGTGTGGCTGCGCGCCCGGCCCGACTTCCGGTCGAACACGATCCTGACCGGCGGCGCGGTGCGTCTTGACGTCGACCTGAAGTTCATGGCCGCGACGCATTGCAGCCCTACCGGGTTCGCCCGCGCGATCGGAAACTTCGGGTTTCACCAGTCAGCAGCGTTCTATGCCGAAGGGCTGAAGCATTGCCACGGCCATGCACCGACCAACAGGCTGCACATCGTGGTCGAGAAGGACGCGCCCTACAGCGTGTCGCTCTATGAGCTGCCCGAGGAAGACACCCAGCGCGGCGCGTGGCTCAACCGCCAGGCGATCCGCAAGTTCGCCGACTGCCTGAGCGCCGATCGCTGGCCCGCATACTCCGAGGAGCCGTCGCTATGCGGCCTCGCCAGCTACGCGCGCCGCCAAATCGACGACGCAATCGAACGGGAGGCGGCGTGATGCCCGACGAGGACGACGACCCCATCACCGAAGCCGACATTCCATATTTGAAAGGGTTCTGACCATGGCAAGCCAAGCAATCGCAACGACTGAAGCCCCCGCCCGCAAGGTGGTGGTGGCATCCGGCCAGAAGCTCGCGGCGTTCGTGCCGACCACGCTGGAGGAAGCGTGGAAGCTGTCCGGCGCGCTCGCGCAGTCCGGCATGACGCCCAAGGCCTACGGGCAAGACCAAAATAAGATCATGGTCGGCATCATGGCGGGCGCAGAGGTTGGGCTGACCCCGTTCGCCGCGCTCCAGTCGATCGCGGTCATCGGCAACAATCCCTCGCTGTGGGGCGACGGCGCGCTGGCTCTGGTGCAGGCGTCCGGCTTCCTGACCGACATGGAGGAAACCGACGACGGCCAGACCGCGACGTGCCGGCTGAACCGCGCCGGCCGCGCAACGCCGATCGTCCGCACCTTCAGCATGGAGGACGCCAAGAAGGCCGGGCTGGCAGGCAAGTCGGGTCCATGGTCGCAGTACCCTGCCCGGATGCGCCAGATGCGTGCCCGTGCGTTCGCCTTGCGTGATGGCTTCTCCGACGTGCTGAAGGGGCTGCATATCGCCGAGGAAGCGCGGGACTATCAGCCCATGGGCGCGATGCCGACGCAGCAGGCTCAGCGCCTGACCAGCGCCGCGCTGCTGGGTCACAGCGAACCGGAAGCGAACGACGGCACCCTCGCCCCCGACAACCCGACCGCCACCGAAGGCCGCTCGGAAGACGACATGGGCGAAGATACGCGGGGTGGCGAGTGATGGACCGCAAGAAACTGGCCGTCGCCGTTGCCGAAGCCGAGCGTTTCATCGCCCGAGCAAAGGCACTGCCTGCGCCTGTCGAGCGCCAATATTACCACGGGGGCGGAAGCTACGTCGATGACGGCTTCCCGCCCAAGGATGGAGGCGCGATCCGCCGGGCCAGCATGGATCTTACCCGGTCGCTCGCTGACCTGCGACGCCCCGCCTAACCCCCGCAAGATACGGAGAAGATGATGACGAAGGAAGTGGAAGGCATCGATCCGGCGCTGGTGGCGCGGATGGTGGCGTTGGTACGCACCGCCGCTGCATGGAAAAATTCGGTTGTCTCGGAAGGGTTCGATAATCGCCTTGCTGAGACTGCCAACGAGGCACGCGAAATCGTTGCCTTTCTACCCAAGCCGGTCGATCCTGATCTGATCGAGGCGCGGCGAGTTGCTGCGACGATCTTCGACGGTCATCTATGGGCTTCAGCGATCCTCGCGGGGAAAAAGGACGAGGATCAGGCAAGCGGCGTGTCCCTTGCCCTAGCCGCCATCAAGCGTGGCCGCGAACTCGCGCAGGTGTCGGCATGATGTTCGGCCTCATGCGGGTCCGCACCCATGATGCGGAGATGGCGAAGGTCCGGGGTGAGCGCGATCAGGCGAACACGGACAAGCGGACTGTGGGCGCGGCGTTGTCCGAGGCCATCAGCGAACGGGACAGCCTGTTCGCGATGCTCAAGACATCGACCGTTCGCGGTGAGCGTGGGCGCATGGTTCGCTGGGTCGATACTGGGCTGGGTCGCTTCTGGACGCAGACCATTGACCCCACTGCCCTCCCCACACCCCCGGAGACGACGGCATGACCGAGCAACTCGTGCCGTGGTGGCACACGTTCCACCGCTGGTCGAAGTGGCAGCGATCCGCCGACAGCGAGAATAACGCCCTCCAGATCCGCGAATGTGTGGTCTGCGGCAAATCGGAGGTACGCTTCCTATGACCGATCGGAGCAAGCTGCTGGCGCTGGCTGATGCTGTCGAGAAGCTGACGGGGCCGGATCGGGGTATGGATACGGAGATAGCCGCCTGCCTTCGCATCGGCACGGAGCATCCATGGGCGCTCAAATATCCCGAGTGGATCGCAACCGCGAATGGCCGCGTCCATCTGGAGAAGAATGGGCCGTCGTTCGCATCGCCTCTTTACACCGCCTCGCTCGACGCCGCGATGACGCTGGTGCCGGAAGGTCGCTTCGTCGGCGCGATCAATCAGTGCGACGGCTACGGCGAATGGTATGCGCGCATTGAGGCGCACGATGCCGTGTTTCAGGATGCGGTCGCACCTATTGCCGCCCTAGCCCTTACGGCAGCGTGTTTGCGCGCCCAAGCGGAGGCATTGGCATGACGCGGGAGGAAAGGGCGCGGGAGGCGCTGGCAGATCATTGCGGAGTGCCGTTGCCGTGGATGCAGGGCTATATCCAAGTGCAGCAAGACGACGTGCTTGCCGCCATGCTTCAGTTCGCCGACGCAGAAGCCGCAGCCATGCGCGAGCGGGCGGCGGGGGTGGCGGATAACCACGTAGCTATGGGCTACATGTCGGGCCGGGAGCGCGACTACTGCCATCAGCACGGCGACGAGATTGCGGAACTGATCCGCGCCTTGCCGGCGACGGGGGAGGTGGGGCGTGGGTGAGGTAGATGCGATCCGCGCCACTTATCTCGATCCGTGCGACATCGTGCGGCCCGCGCTAGGTAGCAAGCCATGGGCGAAATGCTGTGGCGTGTGCGCCTTCCGGGGTGACGATCCGCAACAGCTCGGTGAGGAAGCCTTAGCCATGCTGCGCGAGGACGTAGCCGACGATCAGGTCGATTTCTACTGCGTCCATCGCACCACCAGCGCCGGCAATCATCGCGTCTGTGCGGCTGCTGCGGCTATTCGGAGTGCCCGCCCATGACCACCACCACCGACATGCAAGGCCAAGCGGCGGCGAATGTGATGGAGGCGCGGGAGAGCCGACCACATCGTGTCCAGCTATCGCGCAAGAAGGGCTGGCGGATGCCGGAGAATACGGTGTCAGTCGCCCGGCCGGGGCCATTCGGGAACCCCTACAAACTCGGGATGCCGGACGAAAACGGGATGTACCTGAACGCTCCGCAGGCAGTCGCTGCCTTCAAGCGATTGGTCTTGACCGACACGCGTTGGAGCCAGCGTATTGAAGCTCTACGCGGCAAGAACCTCGCTTGCTGGTGCCGCCTGGGTGACTGGTGCCACGCCGACGTGCTGCTGGACCTCGCGAACCGGGACCACGCGCCTATCGTGCAGCGGGAGGTGGGGTGATGGGGGCTGTAGCACGGTTCACGGAGAATGACGTGGCGCGGGCTTTGAAAGGCGCCAAGAAGGCTGCGTTCACTCGGGTGCGGATCAGCATCGACCCGCTCGGCAATATCGTGATGGACTGCGGTAACGAGCCGATGGAAGATCGCAGCCGCGAGAACCCGCTAGACCGGAAGATTTTTGGCCCCCGATGAAGACCCGCTATCCGAATGTGACGGTCAGCCCCGACAGGCATGGGAAGCTGCGCGCTCGCTTTCGGAAGGCGGGCTATCCGGCCGCCTACATGAAGCACCTTCCCGACACGCCGGGGTTCGACGCTGAATACAAGGCGCTGACCAGCAAGGCGATTGAGAACCGGACAAAGCCGGGGTCGGTCAGCGATCTATGCACCCGCTACTATGCCAGTGCCGACTTCATGGCGAAAGGCGGTGCGAACGACAAAGCGCGACGCCGGGGGCTGATCGAGAGCTTCCGCGCTGACTTTGGGGACGATTTGGTCAGCGATTTCAGCTTTGAGCATATCGAAGGTATTCTGATTCAACGCACGCACAAGACCGTCAACGCCAAGGGCCGCACGGTCGGCGGGCAGGTCGCGGCGCACAACCTGCGCAAGCAGCTGCGACGCCTGTTCGCCTATGCCGTGAAGCTGAAATGGATCGGCAAGAACCCGGTCGAGGAAGCCGACACCGTGGGCAAGCGGAAGCTGACCGGATTCCACACGTGGACCGAGGCTGAGATTGCGCAGTACCAGGCGAAGCACCCGCTTGGCACGTCGGCGCGCCTCGCGTTGGAGATCGTGCTGTGGACAGCGCAGCGTCGTGGCGACGCGCGGCTGTTCGGCCCCCGCCATATCCAGCGCGGCAAGATCAACTATCAGGCGTCGAAGAACGCGGCCGACCTTTGGTTGCCGATCGCGCCGGACCTCAAGCGCGCTATCGATGCGATGCCATCGGTCGGCCTCAACAGCTTTCTTGTGACCGCCTACGGCAAACCGTTCAGCAAGGACGGTTTCGGCAACCGCTTCCGCGAATGGGCGAATGAGGCTGGCCTCCCCCATTGCGGCCTGCACGGACTGCGGAAGGCCATTGCCAGACGCGCGGCGCAGAGCAAGGCGACGCAGGCAGGCATTAAGGCTGTCGGTGGCTGGAAGGGTGACGCAGAGGTCGCGCTGTACACCGCCGCCGCTGCTCAAGAGGGGCTGGCCGACGACGCAATGGAGCTGATCGTTGACCGCTATTCGACCGGGAATCCGGTTAGCCAATCGCCATCTGCATCTCAGGGCGAAAACGACGGAAAGACTCAGGGGTAGGCAAATATGACGTTGATTCTAAACGATAATTGCAGTCCCTCCGAGGCCACCATCCCCCTCCAGAAACGGCAGAAACGCGCGAGTCGCGTAGCGGTTAGACAAGCCGCCTTTGGGGCGGTTAGTCAAACAGCTGAGTCGTCGCCCTTCTCGCGGCGCTCAAGCTCCCGTTCCACCGCTTCCCGCACGAACGCCGCGCGGCCGTACATCCCGACCAACGCATCGATACGCTCCAGCGCTTCCGGCGATAGCCTCACCGGCACGCGGGTTAGGTTCAGTGGCGGTCGTCCCATCGGGCGCGCCGTAGCGGGCATCATCGCGTCTGGCAAGAAAACGGCACCCTTTTCTGTTGCGTATGTAAACGGCACCGTTTATATAAACGGCACACTTTACGGAGGCAAGGCGTGACGGTCGCGGCGCTATATGTGGAAACGGACGGATGCTACTTCGGCCTGCCGGGCGTAGATCCGTGGGACGAAGCGCGGGACGCGCGACGCTATGCCGGACCGCATCCGGTCGTAGCGCATCCTCCCTGCCAGCGGTGGGGCAAGCTGTGGGCTGGGCAGCCGCTGTTCATCAAGCGTACCGGCATCCGCAAAGTCAAAGGCGATGACGAAGGATGCTTCGCAGCAGCGCTGGCCGCTGTTCGGCAGTATGGCGGTGTCATTGAGCATCCGTGGGGCAGCCATGCCTGGCCACACTTCGGGCTGAACGTCCCGTCGCGCTTCGGAGGGTGGAAGGCTGCCGACTATCTCGGTGGCGGCCGGTATGGCTGGACGTGCTGCATCGAGCAAGGCCGCTACGGTCACTATGCTCGTAAGCCAACGCTTCTCTACGTCGTAGATTGCGACCGTCCCGAGCTTGACTGGGGCAAGGGCGAACCGCGGCTTGATCCGGCCGTGATCAAGCGAATGGGTCTCGCGCGCGCAAAACGGCTTGGTGAGGTAGGCGCCCGTGGTGGCGGCACGGACAGCGCGCCCCGGATCGGCACCCCGCCAGCCTTCCGCGACCTTCTCATTTCGATCGCGCGGACAGCCTCCCCCACCCCCCTCACCGAAGGAGCCGCAGCATGAGCGAGAATGCGTGGATTGAGCATGATGGTGGATCGTGTCCGGTAGCATCGGGCCTCCACTTCGAACGCAAGCACCGCAACGGCGACGTGCTGCGAATGAAGGCTTGGCACGGCAACATGCGCCCCGTCGTATGGGAGCATCGTGGCGACGATCGCGACATCATCGCCTACCGCCTATCAGGCCCCTCGGCATGAGCGGGGGCGTGCCTGCGGGCGAACGTCGCGAGGAAATCGCGCAGATCGTGGCCCGTGCGTATGGCGGTTCGCTGTATCCCGGCCTCGGTGTGCCCGGTGACTATCCGACTGCCGATGTCGATTATCGCGCTGCCGATGCGATCTTGGCGCTGCCCACCCCCACCCCGCCAATCGAAGGCCGCGATGCGGACGTGGTGCGGGTGGAACTGGTAGCCCGCGCGATCTGTACTCAGCAAATCCCGGTGAACCTGCACCGCTTCAATCGACGTGGCTACGTGGAGCGGCACTGGCACCTCTACGAGGACCACGCCCGCGCCGCCCTCCAAGCCCTCGGAGAACGGGGGTGAGCAAGTACGCAGCATCCACTAGCGTCAGCGCCAATGCGTCGCGTGACGAGATCGAGCGCACCCTGATCCGCTACGGCGCCGATCAGTTCCTTTATGGCTGGAACGACGACGCCGCGACGATCGGCTTTCGATTGGGCGGCCGGCATATCCGCTTTGTCCTGCCAATGCCGCGTCGCGACGAGCAGCGCTTCACGCATCATAGCCGGGGCGCTCGGACACCAGACGCCGCGACCAAGGAATGGGATCAGGCGGTCCGCCAACGCTGGCGCGCCCTCGCCTTGGTCATCAAGGCCAAACTGGAAGCGGTCGACAGCGGCATCAGCATCTTTGACGATGAGTTCCTAGCGAACATCGTCTTACCCGATGGACAGACCGCCGGGGACTGGATGCGGCCGCAGGTAGCTGAGGCCTATCGCATCAGCGCCATGCCTTCGATGCTGCCCATGCTCCCTGCACCAAAGGACCACCCCCATGCAGACTGACGCAGAGGTCGCGGCAATTGCGCGCCGCCTTACGAAACCGCAGCGCGAGGCGATCTTTAGGGCAGAAGAACGCCGCCCTGGTCGCTGGCATGTGCCCAATGCTGGACGGGTGCGTGACAAGCTGCACGCGATGGGGCTGGTCTATCTGGCCGTGCCTGATTTTTCTTGGCGCTCGTCTCGCCGCGACACGGTCCTGTCCGACCTCGGCCTCCGCGTCGCCCAGCACCTGAAACAGGAGAATGCGAAGTGAGCATGACGGACGCGCGCGATGCGATGCTGTCGAGAATGGATGCAGCCCGACTGCGACCGAGCAGCGAAGTCCTGCCGCCACGATCCACCGACGACGAAGCGAGCAAGCTGCTGGACGAGCTGTCACGGCTGCAATCTTGGTGCGTGCTGATGGCGCGTCACGACCCCCACGCGGTGCAGGCTGCCGATCTGGTCCAGCGCACCCGCATTCTCATTGTCGAAAGGTGCAAGCGATGACCGACCCCCGCATGACCCCCACGAACGACGCGCCGGTGACGGTGGAGCGGGAGGCTATCAAGGAATACCTGATCGCGTGCGCTGACGAATGCGACCAGCAAGGCTCGCTGTACGCTCAATCCGGCAATGTCTGTGCGGTGCCAAAATTGCGTGCCGAGGCGAAGGCTTACCGGAACGCTGCCCGCATGGTCAGCGAACAGGCCCACGCCTCGTATCGCCTTGCCGCCCTCGCCTCCGCGCCTGCCGAACCTGTGCCCGATCGTCACGAGTTCGCCTCCGCGCCTGCCGGGGATGGGGAGTTGCCTGATAGTCTTCCGGGGCATTGGGATGGCGGGGACGGCGCGGCAATAGCCCGTGCATGTACGCGCCTTGGCCGATCGACGCTGTGCAAAGGCGACCTGTCCGACATGGCTCTTGCGAACGCCGTCTATCTGGCCGGACGAGACGACCTCGACCTCATCGTCTGGCAGACAGCCGCCAAGGAGCGTATTCGCTGGCTGTCCGCTCACCTTGCAGCAGCCCTCGCCCGCCCGCGCGCAGCGGTGGGGGAGCGGGATATTGTGCAGGAGCGCGCGAAGATCGCGGCCATCCTCGCCGAACACATCGCCGGACTTACCCTGCAAATCAATCTCGTCGCCGACGCCATCCTCGCCCTGAAATCCCAGCCCGCGAAGGTTGAGGGGGTATGAGGATCAAGACGCACTATGATCGCTATCCGCGTGGCGTGTTCGGCGGCGGGATATGCTTTGGCATGCTCATCGGTTCTCAGGCATATTGGGGCGCCTGTGCCGTCTTCATTCTCATGATGGCGTGGCTATGGATCGCTGAGGATAAGGATGCCAACCCATGACCACCCCCGATCCTGCAGGTTTAGCAAACGCGATCATTGCTACGAGCGGTCTGCACAAGGGCGCTAACGGCACATACAGCGTATTCTGGAACAATATGATAACCGACGAGCAGTATTCCGAAAAATCGGATGCTATCGCACGTTTGGCAGAACTTCGCCGAGAGTTCATTGTGGCAATCGACAATCCACAAGCGATTGTCCGGTCGGTCCCTACCAAGCCCGGCATTTATTGGAGTCGCGACGTTGATGACGTGAACGGCGAATGGAGGCTGTGGGACGTTGAAGATGACGGCGGTTCGCTTCGCTGCCGGATTGGCAAGGCCGTGTCCCATGACCTCTCTCGACGTCAATGGGGCAACGAATACAAGCCTTCGGCTGAGTTGATCGCATGGATGGAAGAGCGTGACGCAATGCCACATCCGCGCCGCCGCCGCCCCATCCTCGCAAGCCACCAGTTCTGGGCCGGGGTGGCGACGGCGCTGGTCGGGCTGGCGGTGGTCGTTGCTGCTAGTGGATGGCTGTTCGGTTAGCGACAACGGGGGTTGGTGATAGTTGGCAGGGCTGGCGGGGATCGAACCCGCCAAATGCACGGCGCGCTTTCCGTACACCCCCGCCGATCGGGCTGCCCTAAAGTGGGTGGCCGGGTTGCGGGTTCCCGATTGTGACGCAGATGCCGCCGTTGCCAGCCTATTCGTCGCCACCCATCGTGCTCAGGGTCATCAGCTTACGCCATAGGCGGATGCCATATCCATCGGAGCGCGACGAAACTACCACACCCCGCCCCGTTGACAAAGCGGAACTTGCGGAATCCCGCGAGTCGTGTAGGGTGGTGGGGCTGCGACCGCGAGGTGGGCTTTACGATAGCCAGACCCTACTACCCGGTGCCGAGCGTGTGGGTCTTAAATATCTAGGACAGGCACCCGCAGTACTAGCTTTTGCCTGCCCGTAGGCCAACTGGATAGGCCACGAGACTTCTATTCCCGAGAGTGCAGGTTCGAATCCTGCCGGGCAGGCCAGCTACCGCTTCCCCGCCGCAGCCACGATGATCGGCACGACCTTGGGAGCCAGCTTGCGGAACAGGCCCGGTGCCAGCAGCGACACGATCGCCAGCGCGGTTTCGGGGTTCTCCTTCACGGTCTTTACGACCGAGGTGGCAGCTTTCTTGATGTTGATCTTCATGGCTTGGTTTCCTCCACAGATACGGGGTCAGTAGGCGTGCCTGTGGGGCCACGCTTCGACCGCTTTGACCCGACCAGCATACCCAGCACGCCGACCAGACCGGTCATGATGGCAAGGTCGCTGCCGGTGCCGCCAATCTTCGACAGCAGCACGATCGACACCAGCGTAGCGAGGAAGGCGATCAGGTCGCGGGTTTCTTCGTCCATGCTCACCGCAACACCTCCAACAGCTTCGCCCGCAGTGCATTGACGTGATCCAGCCCGATCGTGCCGCCGTTCGTGATGCGTCGCGCCCCGGTCGTGTCGCCGCGATCCAGGGCGTCGAACACCTTGCGGTCGCGGTAGAAATCGCATGCAATCAGCAGCGACATAGCGGGTACGGCGGCAATGTCGGGATTGGTGTCCAGCCCCAGCCCCAAGCGCCGATCCGCCGCCTCGTAATTCGCGCGGCCGGTGAGCTGGAGCATGCCTCGCCCCCGGAATGCCCAGCCATCGCCGGGCTGCGTGTTGCCCATGCGGCCCTGATACACCTTGTCGGCGATCAATTCGGGCTTGCGGGCGACCTGTGCGGCACTGGCGGGCGTGAACCGCGACGGCCACGTGCGGACCAACGCCTCGCTGCTGTAATTCAGGTTCTCGACGAACACGCGGTAGCCGCCCGTCTCATTTGCAGTTTGTGCAAAGAAGTCAGCAAGGCGGGTTACTGACTGGTCGACGCCATAGGCCGGCAGGTGGATCGTGCAGGCGTTGGCGAGCGAACGGATCACGGCAGGGTCGGCCGATGGCCCCACGACGCGCAGCAGCGCGCTATAGCTGCCGATGCCGAAGATGCCGTCTGGCGTTACGCCTAGGCGCTGCTGGGTGGCTTTCTTGTCCATTAATCCCCTACCCCCTTCATGGTGTTGAGGCGCGCGAGGTGGGACAGCCCCGCCCCCACGCCGAAGTCGTCGGTCGCGGCCAACCCGATTAGGTCCATCGCCTGCTTCAGTACGGGGTTGTCGGGATCGACCTTCTGCAATTCGCTCGCCAGTAGGCGGAAAGCTGCCAGCGTGCTGACCAGCTTCATCTGGGTCATGTGAGCCGACGTGTTGGCTTCTTCGACCTTGCGTTCCAGCAGCGCGATTCGGTCGGTCAGCTTGGCGATGTCGTCGCGCTTCTCGACCCGCAATTGCGCGTCCTCAGCAATATCCTGCTCCCGGCGCTTCGGGCTTTGCAGCACGTAGATGCGCCAGATGCCAAAGAGGCCGACTAGCCCGATCACGCATAGCGTCCATCCGCTCGCAGTACCTTTTGAAAGGATTGCTTCGACGGTGCTGAGCATCATCTACGCCCCCGCCAGCGTCGCCACAGGCGACGCAAGCCGAAATGCTCCCCCACCACCCCGGCCACGGCGATTGCGCCAAGCGCGGCCGCAATCGCGTAGTCCACCGACAATCCCCCCGTTGGATGCCACCGACGCCAGCATGGCCGCGAAAGTGGCGTTATACCCCCACGCGAACGCTTCGTATGGTGCCCCCATAGCGCTCGCGATGTGCAGTCCGACCCGTGCCGCCGACAGAATGACGATCTCGTCCATGGCCGGTCCGCGCCCGATGCAGGCAGCAAGGCTCGCTACCAGCACGTCGACCAGTACCAGCGTCATCATCGCATCGATGTGATACGCGGCGTTCGCGACCATCCAGACGTAGGCCAGCGCGAACGCCAGCGAAAGGCGCCGGTCGTCATTGCGCGCAAGCCACAGCGTCACCGCGCAGCCAGCTCCGTACAGGATGGTCGCGGTGCCCATTACTTCGGACTGCCAGTCGGCTTGGCCGGCGGCGTCGGGGTAGGCGTCGGCGTAGGGCTGGGCGGACTCGTGGGAACCTGTCGCATTCTCATTCTCCTTCGTTCTCGGCTTCTTCGTCGAGCTTCAGCGCGTCCGCTTTGGCGCGCTCCGTTACGCGTATTCGGTCAGCTGGGCCTTCAGCACCCATCCAGTCAGGGGCTGATCGCACTTCACGTAGACTCGGACCTGTGTCGGATCGATCCAGAGGGTCGAGAAGGTCACGGTCGGATTATTGACCCCACCGTTAGGGAAGGGGAATTCAAGCGTCGGAATCAGATGCGCCTTGTCGATGTCCGCGACGCGGTCTTCCTGCGCGGCGGTGAGGTCGATCCGCACCTGCAGGTCCTGCGTTCCATTAGTAATCCAGTCGGCGCGGGGGATACGGAACATGCGCTGCCGCACGACGCTCCCGGGTTGCGGCGGGATCGGATCACCAAACGGATCGAACTCGGGATCGCCGAAGAACGTCAGCAGCGACTTGTTGACCGAGTACGAACCCGCAGGACCATTCGCCGCGATCCGCCCGCTGCCGTACCAGCGCCGGGTGCCGGTGCCGTCGACCACGATGCCAACCGCCGCCGTCGTGCCGCTGGCGTCGCGATTGGCTTCGACGGTAGGCGCGTGCAGGTCCACATCGCCGCCGGTTCCGATTTCCAGTCCGTTGCCGTTCAGGCCGACAATGTTGGTCCCGCGAATGACCATACCGGCGTTGCGGACCAGTGCGCCCTGCGCGCTGCTGATGACGTCGCCGCCTTCAATCTCGAATTGCTGGACCCGGTTGCCGTCGCGACCCTCGACGAACAGCGCCGTGCCCGTGCCCACATTCGGCACCACGTCGGGATTGTGATACTTCACCCGCCCCAAGTCGACGCCATCGGTCGTGAAGACGAGAATACCCGCGCCTGCCGTTCCGCGCCCGGTCGCATTGTACCGGTCGAACGACTTGATTGCGCCGTACTCATGATACAGCGCCTCGTTCGGGATCACCGTGCCGCCGTCCATTGCGCCGCCGAAAGCATAGGTGTCGCGCGACCAGCTGGCATCGATATTGCCCGTCGTCTCGAAGCCCACCTGACAATTTATCGCCCGGCAGTCCTCGTGCGCGATGTCTACGATCTCCGCGTTGCTGAGAGCGGCGGCGACCGTGTACTGCGCGTAGCCCCAGACGTTATGCACGTCGACGCGGCGGATGCGGGTACCTTCACAGCGACCTTCGTTGGTCGCGATGATGCAGAGGCCGTGCGTGCGGTTCGTGTCGCCGCGCCCAAGCCCGGACCTCTGGCAATCGAGCGAATAGTCCTCCGACAGCCCGCCCGTGTCGTCCTGATGCACGATCGCAAAGCGCGGACCGGTCTGCGTCTGTCCGACCGGCAGCGGCATGACCTTCATCCAGGACACCGACCGATTGACGCCGCGCAGGGCCTTGCCGCTCGGTACGGTGATCTGTGGGGTGAAAAGGTGCGTCAGCGGGCCGATGTTGATGCGGCGGACCTGTGGTGCGGAAAGGGCGGCATTGAAGATTGGGGCGGTGTCGACTTCCGGGTCACCGAGCGCGCCGAAAGCTTGCGCCGGGTGTTCATCCGCCGGGGCGATCTGCCAGATTGACCCGTCCAGCCCCCTATTCCACCACACGCCTTCACCTTCGGTCGGCAGTGGGTCCAGCGGCTCGGACCATCGGGTATAGGCGAACTCACCGCCATCGCCCCGGGAAGCGAATCCGGTCGACTGAATGCGGTTGATGCCCGCTGCAAAATTCATCGTGGGGATGACAGTGAATAGGCCAAACTGGCCGGCGTCGCCACCGGGCGACCCCTGATAATAGTCGGGGAACGCGAACAGGTAGCGGCGTGCGTCCTGCGCGTAGCCCTTGGCCTCGGCGGTGGCGGTTACGACTGCCTTGGCGGCGGCGCCATCGAGCTGGGCCTTGACTTGTGCCGGGATTGCATTGACCACGCGGGTTACGTCAGATGCTGCCCTTTCGGCTGCGGTTCGCGCCCGTTGCGCCGTAACAAGAAGCGGCGCGACCAGCGTCATGGCCTGGTTCAGATCGGTGCCAGACAGTGCCGCCGCTGCGATGCCCGCCTCAATGGGCAATGCCAAAGCCCTGATTTCCGACTTTTTCGGCTCATACGCGCCAGCAGAAGGCAAATTGCCGATAGTGTAATCCCGGAAGGTGTCGGCAAAGCCGTCTGCAATCTCACCCACGACTATCTCCGAACCAGCGTCGCGGCCACGCTAAGGCTGGGGATTGCTAGCCGTACCGCCGTCATGCGGGGCGGGTGTCGACTACGGACGACGGTGACCAATCGGACAGACGACCGTCGCCAACTGAATAGGCCACCTGGACGTTGATGTTTGCGGCCAGCGGCACGAATTCCGTCTCGAAAGACACGCCGGGACCGGGGTCAGCGTCGGCATATTCCCGCTCATTCCAGCTACCCGTGGTGCCGACTCGCCACCGCGCGTACCACGTCATATCCGGGCGATCAGGGCCGGTGGCTGCGATCAGTACTCGCGCGCCCGTCGATTGTGTGCCGTCAACCGGAGCGCCTTCAGGGTCCTCCGTCTCCGGGTTCTGGCCGACCGGGCTGAAGACGGCGGACGCGCTGATAATCATCGGCGTTTCCAGCGGCTCACGCGCGATACGATCACCGGTCGGTGCCGGCTCGCCTTCCTCGGTCGCGGGGTTCCACGCGTCGATGTTCGGATCAGCCGCGATCCACGACGCAGACACCGCGCCAGTCTGAAGATTGCGCGATAGCTGAGTGATTTCAACCGGGCCATCATAAGCGACGAACTCATCGTCCGTGCCGACGCCCTCGGCCAGCAGCAGGTCAATGTACCGCTCGCCGAGGATAGCAGCCCCGGCGCTGGTCGTGACGAACGTCCCACGCTTCGGGGCCATCGCCTGAGCCATGCGGCGCTTGGCTAGACGGCGAGCCTGAGCGTGCGACGGCACCTGATTGGGCAGATCGTCCGAGCGGATCGCGCCGCGCGCCAGAATATCAGTTTCGTCCGTCCAAGCATCGGTGTCGACAGTATTGTAATCATGCGCGGCCGAGACATAGGTCACGCCGATCTGATTGATGGCGTTCTCGTCCTCAATGCCGTCTTCGACCGAATAGGCGACGACAACATCTGGCCCGATGCTGACAACGGGTGGGTAATACCGGCCAGCGCGCGGCACGAGTGCGCCGTCCTGCCTAGGCGATAGCCACCCGTCACAGCAGCCCAGCAGCGCCGCCAGCACCGCCTTATGCTCAGACCCGTCCCCCGCATGACGATGGCTGACGCACGACCGATAGCGCGGCTCGGTGCCGCCGGACTTGAGCGGCACGGCCAAGTCGGCGTCATCTACCGCCGCCGTCCAAAACGCGAGCGTCGGCAGGAAATGCCGCTCCCACGACTTGCCGTTCCTCACCAGCTCGTAATGCGCGATATGCAGCCAGGCATTCTCCGACCACTTCCACGTCAGAGGGTCATTCACCGACTGCGACGGGTCACGCCAGTCAAATACCGGCTGCGCGCGAATGACGATCGCGAGCGGCGTCTGATTGGGGCCGCCGGACGGGTAGACCTCCTGGAAGTACTTCGCCTTGACCGGCTTCGAAATCATGTAGCCGGTGACGACGCCATCGCCGCGATGGTCGACCGTCCAGATGCCGGGCAGCTTGGCGACTAGCGCGGCGTGCGCAGTCTCGGTCGCCGCGCCCAGATTGGCGCCAATCTGGATTACGTCGTTGGCACCATATGCCCCATCCTCGCCGCGTGCCACGAAGCCGTTCGACAGACGCGTCACCAGCTTATCGCCGAGATACCACGCCTCGATCGCGTCAATGCGCCCTTCGTGGAACGCCCATGCATCGACCGCCGTACCGTCGCCGGCAGTCTCGTACAGGATGTACGCGCCGAATAGCTTGACGCGGCCATAGGCGGAAATGCGGGGCGGGCGCTCGGTGCGCAGCGCGGTTGCGGTCGTCTCAGCCTTCGGTGCAGGACTGCTCCCGCCGCCAAAGACGCGCGCGGCCGTCGTCACGGTCGCAATAGCCAATGTCGAGGTAGACACGCCCAGCGTACCCGCCACGCCTGCAAAGGCGGTCCCGACGCTCAAGCCACCAGCCACGCCCAGCGCCACGCCGCCAGTGATGTAGGCCAAGCCCGCAATTGCCGCGACGCGCAGCACGCTGTTGAGCGTCTTAGACATGCCACACCGCCAGTGCCTCGGCGGGGCCGAAATCGAGGCCGCGCAGGCCCAGCGACACCCAGCGGTCGCCCGTAAAGATTGCTGCCGCTTCGTTCCTGCCGCACGACGTCGCGCGGCGGATCACGCCTACCGATCCGACCATGGGCGCGTCGGCTTCCTCGACGCCGACCAGCGCCATGCCCTTGCGCCATAGCGGCACCAGCCCACCGGCCTTGCGGATGCAGCGCAGTGCCGAACGCTCGCTATCATAGGTCAAGCCCAGTGCCGCAATCGGGCTGACGAAGCCGCGCGCCTGGACCCAGCCATCGACCCACCGGCAGCAGTCGAGCGCCACCCAGTCCCATGCAGGACGCGGCGCGCCGAGATAGTCCGCAACCCTCACCCGTTCGGCCCGAAATTGCGGGACGTTCCGGCATTTAGGCCTGAGACCCGCTCGAAGGCGCGGTCGGTCGGTGAACGCCGGCGCTGATCCGCATCGGTCCAATAGGTGTTCGGCGTCCGCGACCGGCCGGTATCATCCGACCGCATCGACAGGGTGATCGCGCGCGACGCCTGCTGCCGATCGATACCGAGCTTGTCAGCGATGTACCGGGTCTGCCACTCGACCGCGACCAGCTGCCAGAGGTCATCAAACACCGCGACGCCGATATCGACCGCCGCGCCCTTCACGTCGGCCGCTTCTTCCAGAGCCAGCTTGACCGTCGCTGCTGTCACCCCGCCCAGATTGATATCGAGCCGATCCGCGCGTCCGTTGATAAGCTGCTCCAGCTCGTCCAGACCGGATACCAGCTCGCCGCCGCCCAGGTAGCGCGCTGAATCGTCTGTCTCGACGTCATCAGCCGGCAGCAGCAGGTCGCCTGACCCGGACCAAAGCCTTGCCGGGGGGTTGGTCGCGATGCGGATCAGTAGATTGCGGTTCACGGCATCGCCACCGGAGGCCGCATGTCCTCCTGAAAGCTGATCGACGCAGTCGAGAATGCGCCCATGTTCAGCGGATTGGATGGCTGCGACACGCGCCGCATCCGGCACCGCACATCGTCGAAGTCGAGCGGGTCACCGACCGAGATGCCGCCACGGATCGGAGGCTGGAAGGTCACGCGCAGTCCGCCGGTCACCGGCTCGACGCTGTAGATCTCATACGCCCGCTCGCCCCATTCGGGGTGGACATGGGTGAAGCGCTCTCCGCCGATGAGGTCACGACCAGCAGTCAGCGATATGTCGAGGACAGTGGCTCGATTGCCGCCCGCCTGCCCGTTGACGACCGCCAGCACACGCCCATTCGCGCCCGACCCTTGGTATAGGCTGTCGTCGCTGAACGGCGTGTCGTCGCTATGCGGGACCAGCGCCGATCCAAGGACCGGCTGATGCAGCTTGTCACAGAAGCGGACGATCACCGCTACCGATCCACCCAGCATACCCGCGTTCAGCGCCCGCCATGCCAGCGTGTCCGCGCGCCCCGCATCGTCGCGGTCGCCGAAGTCGCCGCCCGTGAAGTCCGCCCGCCAGAAGCCGCCGCCGTCATTGCGAATGACGTCCTCGTAGCCCGACAGGGACACACCGCCGCTGATCGTCGACCCGTCGACCCGCATGTCGTCGTCCGCGAAATTGAACTGACACGGGTGGAAAACGCGCGGCGCCATGCGGGGACGCTAGGGGCGGGCCGTCCGCACTATTACCGACACTAGCCTAGCGAAGCCCGCCGTGCCTGCGCTGCCGGAGCTGCGTTCAATGCCGTGGTGGCGCCCGCCTTGGTTGCTTGCGCTGCCTTGCCATCGACATAGCCCCGGATGCCGGCAACGAACTCCGGCAGCAGCAGCCCGCCGCGCGCGTCGAGGCTAAAATGCTGGTGGACGACCGTTTGAGCGGGGCGCTGCCGTGCGGCGCTTGTTGCGATCCCCAAAGTTTCCCCCCGAGATACCTTGGCGATCGGCTGACCGTTGAGCGAGAGGGTGTTACGGTCAACGCCGGGATTGCCGCCAATCGTCATTGATCCGCCGGTAGCAAACCCCGGCACTGCGCTTAGCAGTTTACCTATCGCACCCAGCCCTCCGCCGCCCCCGCCCCCCAGCGCGGATGCCAGCGATTCGCCAATCGTGAGCCGAGCCAACACCAGCGCAATCGCACGGAACCCTTCGCGCTTGAAGGTATCCCAAATGCCATCAACCCCGCCATTGAAGGCGCTCTCATA